GAGACTGGTGTTAAAGAATTATTTGAAAAGATTTTTGAATTAACAGTTAAATACCAAGAAGTAGAAAGATTAGTACAATTAAATAATGTATTTATTCCAGTAAGACCAACTGAATGGAAAGATAAATATAATATTAATATTGTAGTTGGATTAGGTTCTGGTTCTAAAGAACAACAATTAGTTATTTTAAACAGTATTCTTGAAAAACAATTACAAGCATTTACTTTGCAAGGTAATAAAGAATATCCAATGGTAACTTTAAAAAATATTTATAATACGTTATCTAAAATGATTGAAAATGCTGGTCTTAAAAACACAGAGAATTACTTTGTTAACCCAGATGTTGGTATGCAGTATGTTCAACCGCCGCAAGCACCTGCTTTAACGCCTATTGAAAAGATTGAATTCACTAGAATAGATAGTGAAAACAAGAGAAAACAAGCTGACTTAGAATTACAATTTAAAGAATTACAACTAAATAGTTCAAAAATGCAGCTTGACTTTCAAACAAAAATGAAAGAATTAGAGTTAAAGTATAATACACAGATTGACGTTGCAAAATTACAAGGAGAAGTTAATTTAACAAAAGCTAGATTAAATAATGCTTCTAAAAATTTAACAGCAGCTCAAAAAGCAACACAAGAATTTGGACAACAGGTACAGGAATTAAATGCAACAACAGGATCAAGCGAAACTCCAATCGGAAGTTAGTAGATCGGAAAAAGCAAAGTTGGTTTTACAAGAACCAATATTTGTAGAAGCAATTGAAACTTTAAAGAAATTATATTCTCAAAGTTTATTAAACACAGGTGTTAATGAACAAGATGCTAGAGAAAAATTATGGCTAGCATTTCAGATAGTTCAAAAAGTTGAACATCATTTTATTGAGATTATGGAAACTGGAAAACTTGCTAAAAAACAATTAGAAGATTTCAGAGCATCCATAGAAAAAAAAGAATTCTAATAATAAAAATTAGGATAGGTCAACCGCTTTATAGCGGAACTTCAACTAAAAGGAGACAATATGTCAGAGTTAAAAGCCAACCCTGTTAAGGGAGCTGCGTCTGATTTGCAGATAGCTGCGAAATCAATTACAGGATTGCTTAATCCGCAAACTGGAAAGATTAACGAAAAAAAAGCTGAGGTTGTAAAACCAGAAGCTAGAAATGAATTTGAGCAAGAAGCTCCAGTTCAAAAACAAGAACAAGTCGTTTCTGAAGAACCAATAAACCAGGAATCTGAATCAGATCAACCTGAGGTTACAGATGAAACGCAAACAGAAACAGAACAAGAGACTAGTGATGTTTCTGAAACTGACGTATCTCAAGAACAAACAGAAGATATTCAGAAAGAACCTGATTCCACCTTTACTGTAAAAGTAGCAGGTCAAGAATTAAAGGTTACCTTAGATGAATTAAAAAAAGGTTATTCCAGAGATGCTGACTACCGTAGAAAGACAGAAGAATTATCTTTTGAAAAAAAGCAATTCCAGTCTGAAACGGAGCAACAAAGGCAAGACTATTCCAAACGTATTACGGAATTAAATCAAATACTTGCTTTTACACAACAGCAATTAAATTCAGAAATCAACAATGTTGATCTGAATAAATTGTATGAAGAAGATCCTGTTGAAGCTACAAAAGTAGAACGTCAAATTCGCCTTAAAAAAGAGAAGATGATGGAAGCTGCTAATAAGCTACAACAAGAACAACAAAGACAACTAAGCAGTTATGTACAAGAGCAGCAAAGAATCTTGGCAGAAAAAATGCCAGAATTTAATGATGCTCAAAAAGCTAGTACAACTAAAAACAATTTAAGAAATTTTTTAAATTCTTATGGATTTAAAGATGCTGAGATTGGACAAATCTATGACCATAGAATTGTTATGTTAGTTAATGATGCTTTAAAGTATCGTAACGTTAAGAATGTCAAACCTGTTTCAGCTGCGCAAGCATCTAAGCCAGGTAAGTTTTTATCTTCAGGTGTGAAAAAAGACAGCAATGATATGAACTTCCAAAGACGTAAGGAAAAGTTAGGTCGTCTCAAAAAGACAGGCAATGTCAAAGATGCCGCAAGTATCTTTTATGACATTATAACTAACAAAAAATAAAAGGAAAAAAAATGGCTATAGTATCAGGCACATTTACAAAGTACGATGCGATTGGACTTAGAGAAGATCTTTCAGATATTATCTATAACATATCGCCTACAGACACTCCTTTCATGTCTAGCATACCGCAAAGTAAAGCGACTGCTGTAACACATGAATGGCAATTAGACTCATTAGCAGCAGCTAGTGGATCAAACGCACAAGTAGAAGGTGATGAAGTAACATTCTCTACTCCTACTGCGACTACAAGAAAATCTAACGTTACTCAAATTTCAACTAAATCAGTTGTTATTTCTGGAACATTAGAAGCAGTTAACAAAGCCGGAAGAAATTCTGAGCTTGCATACCAAATCTCTAAAGCATCAAAAGAGCTTAAGAGAGATATGGAAACATCACTTCTAGCTAATACAACTGTAGCAGCTGGAAATACATCAACAGCTAGAACTTTAGCTGGGATTGTTTCTTGGTTAAAAACAAACGAAAGCACTTCAGGAACTGCTCCTTCAACTTCTGGTACAACTACTAGAACTAATGGAACTCAAAGAGCTTTCACAGAGGATCAACTAAAATCTGTTATCAAACAAGTGTGGGATAATGGTGGCGACCCTTCAATGGTTATGGTTGGTTCTTTCAACAAGCAGAAACTTTCTGGATTTACAGGTGGATCTACAAGATTTGACCCAGCTGAAAATAAAAGATTAGTTGCTGCAGTTGATGTTTATGAATCTGATTTTGGTGCTTTACAAGTAACACCAAACAGATTTCAAAGAACTAGAGATGCTTTAATTATCACTCCAGATCTTTTTGCTGTAGCTTACCTAAGAGATTTCTCTTTAGAAGATCTTGCAAAAACTGGTGATGCTATGAAGCAATTCTTAGTTGCTGAATATACTCTTGAATCAAGAAACGAAGCTGGTTCAGGAATTGTTGCAGACTTAACAACATCATAATATAATACTCATGGGGGGGAATAGTCTCCCCCATGAACAAACAATTTTGTTTGGTCTTTGAAGTCTAAAGACGGAACGAAGCAAACATAGGAAAAAAAATGCGAACACTTAATGACTACTTTTTAACTGCTAGATTAGACGATGTGTCTGCTGCTAGTTCAGTTAACATTGCTGTACCTGATGATGGAAAAATTATTAAAATTATTTCTGTATTAGGTGGAGCAATTACAACAGCTAACTCTGCTGTAACGACTGCTATAAATGGAACTACTGTAACAGGTGGTGGATTTACAGTTGCTCATACAAGCTCAGCTGCTGGAGATATTGATACTGCTGAACCAACAGCACTTAACAATGTTACAGAAGGTCAATATATAACTATTACATCTGATGGTGGATCTTCAACGACTCAACCACTAGACATAACAGTTATTATAAGAAGATAATTATAGTGGGGGTAGCAATATCCCCATTTAACTACGGAGAAACAAATGGTTAAAAAAAGAAAACAATTAAGTTTAGATGATAAAATTGATAGTATCATTGATCTCTTAGAAGATTTAAGATACGAACAATCAAACAAGGAGTGTGAAAATTGTCAAGACGATGACGATGATGACACAAATATTAATGATGAAGATGAGGAGAACGAATAATGTCAGGTAATAGCACAGATCCAGCTTTTGCAGTAGTATCAAATGAAAACGTAGCATATACAGCAACCGCTGCTGCTAGCGCTGCATTTGGTGCAGGAATAAACCATATAAGATTATCAGCTACAACAGCTTGTTTTTATAAAATAGCAGGTACACCAGTTGCAACATCTAGTGATACATATTTGCCAGCTAACGTAATTGAGATTATCAGAGTAAATCCAGGTCAGAAAATTTCTTTCATAAGAAGTGCTGCTGATGGAACTGCTTCTGTTAGTCAAATGTCTAAATAGTTTAAATAATATTTAAACAAGTTAGACTATGAATAAGATAGTTGAGAAGGAAGGATTAGTAACTACTACCTATCACTCAGATGATAAGGGAATAGTTATTGAAAAAAATTTAGATTATAAACCAATAGTAGAGCATAATAAAAAATTATATACTCATAACTCTGGTTATTCTAAATCAAGAGATTTAAAAAGAATTGCTTCAGTTCCAACACTTGTTTTAGAAATTTGGGCAAAAGAATACAATGGAAGTAATAATTGGTTTGCATTGCCAAAAGATGTTCAAAATAAAATAATGAAAAAAAAATTAAACAGTTCTGAATTTTTACTTTTTAGAACAGCACCAGGTAGATTATAATGGCACTCTCAACATACACAGAATTAAAATCAACAATTGCTAATTGGTTAAACAGATCAGATTTAACTTCAGAGATAGCTGAGGATTTTATTGTTCTTGCCGAAGCTGACTTTAATTCTAAATTAAGAATACGTCAGATGCATAGTCAAACAACAATTACAATTGATTCAGAAACAGAAAACACACCAACAGGATTTTTACAAGTAAGAGATTTTTACATATTAAGTAACAACGATAAGTATGCAATGAATTATCTTAGCCCACCTCAAATGGATTCTATTAAAGGAACATCTATGTCAGGGCTTCCAGTAGCATATACTATATTAGGATCAACATTTAGATTTACTCCAAGACCAGCAGATTCTTATTCTGGCATATTAAATTTTTATAAAAAGTTTGATGCTTTATCAGTATCTAACCCTTCCAATTATATTTTGACAGATCACCCAGCTATTTATTTGTATGGAAGTTTATTTCATGCAAGTAATTTTCTTGGTGGTATTGACCCAAATCAATCTCAACAATGGTCGCAAATGTATCAAACAGCTTTAGAAAGAGCTGAATTAAATGATAGAGAAGATCAGTTTTCAGGATCGCCATTACAAATTAGATCTGATGTAACCGTATCATCTCCATTTAATAGAAGATTCGTTACAACAGTAAGTGAATAATTAATATGCAATTACCTTTTGGTGAATGGTTACCAGATCAACCTGAACACTTGAATCCAGGAGCAAACGTTGCTAAGAATGTTTATTATGCTTTACAAGGTTATAAACCATTTAAAAGTTTGGTGTCTTACAGTTCTAATGCGATGGCAACAGACGCTAGGGGTGCTGGTTCATTCAGAGACAATACTAATACTGTTTTTAATTTTATTGCAACTAACGATACTATTTACCAATTAACCTCAGGTGCATTTACTGATGTAGGCGCATCAGGATTTCTTTTAAACAATTCATTCGCAACTTGCACAATTACAGTTTCTGATTATGCAAATATAACTGCTGGCAAAACAATTACTTTAACTAAAAATAATGGAACGTCAGTAGTATTTACTTCTACTCTTGGTTCTCCTGGTGCATTAGAATTTCAAGTTCAAACAGATAATAATACTACAGCTACAAATTTAAAAAATACTATTGATGCTCATGCAGATTTTTCTGCAACTGTAGTTGGTGCAGTCGTTACAGTAACAAGAGGTGCTGTAGGCAGAGATAATTTAACAACTGTTTCTACTGATACCGTAAGATTAACAACTACAAACTTTACTGGTGGTACTCCTTTATCAGGTACTAACACAGATTTTATTACATTCACACAATTTGGAAATTACGTTATAGCAAGCAATGGAGTTAATGCCCCTCAATATTATTTAATGGGAACATCAACAAACTTTGCAAATTTATCAACTATTGCTACAGACGGAAGTCCACCATTATTTAGAGTATCAGGAGTTATTAGAGATTTTTTAGTTACAGGAAATATATCCGGAGCAACAAATAGAATTCAATGGTCTGGAATAAATGATATTTCAACTTGGACAGAAGGTTCAAAATCAGCAGACTTTCAAGATTTACCAGGATCAGGTGGAAGAGTTGTTGGAATTACATCAGGCGAAATTGGTTATGTATTTAGACAAAACCAAATTATTCGTATGGACTTTGTAGGTGGAGCAACTGTATTTAGATTATCAGTTATCTCTCCAAACAGAGGTGCAGTTTATGGAAAAACTATTTGTCAAGATAATAGAAGAGTATTCTTTTATGCTGATGATGGATTTTATCAAATAGACGGAGATAACATTATAGCAATCGGCGCTGAAAAAGTTAATAGATTTTTTGACGGTAATTTAAATAAAGCATTTACAGATAGAATAGTTGCAGCTGTTGATCCATTTAATCAATTAGCGATGTGGTTATACCCATCTGCAAACAATACAAATAACACAACTGGTATTTGTGATAGAATTTTAATTTATAATTACGCAACTCAAAAATGGTCTTTAGCAGAAGCTAATGCTAGCCAAATATTTTCACAATTTGTTGGAGCTTATACTGTTGAATTAATGGATATTATATCTCAAAACTTAGAAGATATTAATATTGCATTAGACTCAGATTTCTGGTCTGGTGGACAGTTATATTTAGGTGGTATTACTAATGATTATAAAGCAGCAATCTTTTCTGGTAATCAATTAGAATTTGAAATAGAAACATCAGAGCAAGAAGTATTTCCAGGAACAAGAGCAAATATTACTGGTGTTAGACCCATTGTAGATGCGACAGCAACAGTTACGGTTAAAACAAGAGAACGTCTTGCAGATACAGAAACAGAATCTTCAAGTTCTACTATGACCAATAGTGGTATTAATCCTGTAAGACAATCAGGAAGATATGTTAGAGCTAATGTTAAGATAGCATCAGGAACAAATTGGAATCATGCTCAAGGTATAGATCTTGTAGCAAGTAGAGCAGGATATAGATAATGGTAGAAGTTGTTGAAAAAGATATAGATAATGTTAGGTATTCATTTGAGACGCAAGAATACTTTCAAAGACAACTTGAAGAAGCGGTAAATACATATATAAACAAATTCAATACAGAAAACGATAAAGTTTTCTCATGGTTCATAGGAGATTAATATGGCAGGAATTAAAGATTACAGCACAACAGCATCAAGTAATACTACAATAGGTTCAATTAGTGTTGCAGAAGGAATGTTACCTTCTAATATTAATAATGCTTTTAGAGGATTAGCTGCAGAAATTAGAGAATGGTATAACGATTCTCAATGGGTTATTTATGGAGATGGAGATAATGGATTTACTATTACTTATGCTTCAGCAACTTCATTCACAGTAGCTGGTGTAGATGTTACAAGTTTTTATCATGTAGGTCGTAGAGTTAAAGCAATAGCTACAACTCCAGGAACTATCTATGGAACAATAAGTGCAACTACATTTTCAACTAATACAACTGTAACAGTAACATGGGATAGTGGTTCATTAGCTAACGAAGCAGTAGTTATTTATGTTGCTGCATTATCTAAAACTGGAGATTCAATACCAGAACTAGTTATTACTAATGCTAAAGTCGCAGCAGCAGCTGCAATTGACGCAACTAAAATTGGCGGTGGTGCAGTATCTAATTTAGAATTTTCATATCTTGATGGAGTTACATCTGCAATACAAACACAAATAGATGCTAAACAAGCTACAATAACAGGTGCTGCTACAACCGTAGTAACTTCTGACTTAACTGCTAGTAGAGCTGCTATATCTAATTCATCTGGAAAGATTGCTGTATCAACAGTTACAGATACTGAACTAGGTTATGTATCAGGAGTAACAAGTGCTATTCAAACGCAACTTGGAACTAAACTTACAGCTTCAAATAATTTATCTGATGTATCTTCTACATCTACTGCTAGAACTAATTTAGGTTTAGCTATTGGTACAAACGTACAAGCATATGATGCTGAACTTGCAGCAATCGCTGGATTAACTTCTGCCGCTGACAAAGGTATTCAATTTACAGGATCAGGAACAGCTGCAGTATTTGATTTAACAACTGCTGGTAAAGCATTACTTGATGATGCTGATGCATCTACTCAAAGAACAACATTAGGATTAGGAACTATAGCAACTCAAAATGCTAACAACGTAGCTTTAACTGGTGGAACAATTACAGGATTAGGTGATCCGTCATCTTCTTCTGAAGCTGCTACTAAAAATTATGTTGATAATTTAGTTACTGGTCTTAGAACAAGAGTTATTGCTAGAGTTGCTTCTACTGCAAATGTTAATATTTCTACAGGATTAGAAAATGGTGATACTTTAGATGGTGTTACATTAGTAACAGGAAATAGAGTTTTATTAAAAGATCAATCTACTGCATCTCAAAATGGTTTATATATTGTTGTAGCTTCAGGAGCTGCTTCAAGAGATACAGAATTTGATATAATATCAGAAATTGCTGGACAGTTAATTTTAGTATCAGAAGGTACTACTCATGCTGATGATTTATTTTTATGTACTACAGACACAAGTGCTACACTTGGTTCTAGTTCTATTTCATATACACAAGTATTCCCAAGCTCAGGTGGTACAGTAACATCTGTAGCAGTAGCTGATTCAGGATCTTCAGAATTTACAGTAACAGGAAGTCCAATAACTTCTTCTGGTACAATATCACTTGCAGTTAATTCAATAGCTGCAACTAAGATTGGAACAGGTACAGTAGATAATACAGAATTTGGTTATTTGAATGGTGTAACTTCAGCTATTCAAACTCAAATAGATAGTAAAGCAAGTAATGGTTTTGCGATTGCTATGTCAATTGCTTTATAGTAACAAATAATATAATAGGAAATAAAATATGGCACAAAATTTTAGAAGATACACAAACAATAACGTAGGCACATCTGCTGTTACATCTTTCACAGCTAACTCATACGATACAGTTGTAGGAATATCAGTTGCTAATATTACAGCTTCTGCGGTTAATGCAGATGTTTATATTAACGATGGTTCTAACGATATTTATTTAGTAAAGTCAGCTCCAATCCCAGCAGGTTCATCATTACAAGTTTTAGATGGTGGTGCTAAGTTTGTTATGCAATCTGGAGATGCACTTAAAATAATTTCAGACACAGCTTCATCATTAGACGTTTGGGTTTCTGTAGTTGATGATATAAGTTCATAATAGGAAATTAATTATGCCTTTTATAGGAAATAAACCTTCTGCAGTACCTTTAACTTCTGCGGATATAGCTGATGGTATTATAACATCTGCAAAGATTGTAGATGGTACTATTGTTAATGCAGACATTAATGCAAGTGCGGCTATTGTATCTACTAAATTATCTGGTTCATTTGGAATTACAGAAGCAGATCAATGGAGAATAAATACAAATTTAGTTGGAAGCAGTGGGGTAATAACAGCAAATTGGGAAAGAATAGATACTGATTCACCTGGAATAATAGGAACAGGTATGACAGAAAGTTCTGGTAGATTTAGTTTTCCTTCAACTGGAATTTATTTAGTAAATATTAATTCTTTTGTTACTGGTACTTCTGGAGCAAGATTATATGTTGGAATTTATATAATGGTATCTACAGATGGTGGCTCAAATTTTAGCACAGCAACAGAATCTTTTGGTGGGATTTATGCTCAAGATGCTTATGCTCAATTATCTGGTTCATTTTTATTAGATGTTACAAATACTACAAATATTAAAGTTGAATTTAATATAGCAGCATCTGGCTCTGTTACTTATGAAGGCACTACTACTATTAATAGAACTTACGCATCATTTATTAGACTAGGAGATACATAAAATGAATAGAGATTGGTTACAAGAAGCATTACATAGTTTTAATTTAGATACTCCTAACTGGTATGGTTGGAGAACGCATGATGATAATGGAGATAAAATTCCTAACGATCAAAGAATGTGCTGGGAACATACTATTGTTATTAAAGAAGGTGCAATTAAACCTACTAAACAAGAATTAGAAAATAGAATTACTCAATTACAAAATGAACATGAACAAAAGATTGCTACAGAACTTGCTAACAAACAATCAGCACTAAACAAACTTAAAGCATTAGGTTTGAATGATGCTGAGATTAACTCAATACTGGGGAAATAGTATGCTGTCGCTAGACTTCATTATTAAATTACTTGTAAAGACTAACAATAAAATTATAAAAGGAATTTAATAATGCCACTAACAAGAATACAATCACTAGGAATAACTGATGGCACAATAGTTAATGCCGATATTAATGCTAGTGCTGCTATAGCTGGAACTAAACTAACTGGTGTAGGTAAAGTATTGCAAGTAATTACTGCTACTGACACTACTAACAGAACTACAACATCAACAAGTTTTGTTACAGCTTCAAATACATTGTCTGTTTCTATTACTCCATCATCAGCAAGTAATAAAGTTTTTTTAATAGCTAATTTTTCAGGATCTAACAATTCTTCTGGTTATGATTCTACTTATACAATTTATAGAGATGCAACAAATCTTGGTACTGCTGATGGTTTAGTTAAAATTCAAAATGGAACAGGAGATACTATTATGAATATAGCAATAAATTATTTAGACAGTCCAAGTAGCACTTCAGCTTTAACATATCAAGTATATGCAAGATCACAAAGTTCTGGAACTACTTCTATTAATAGAGGAGAAAGATCATCTTTAACAGCATTTGAAATAGCAGGATAACATGACAACAATAATTAAATCAATACTAGCAATAAATCCAACAGCACAAGTTTCTATATCTGCTGATGATATTAATACTTTAGTTTGGGAAAATGGAACTACACCAATTCCTGCAAATGAAATACTAGCTAAGCAACAAGAACTAATTACAGAATATAATTCTAATCAATACCAAAGAGATAGAGCCAAAGACTATCCATCAATACAAGAGCAATTAGATATGCAGTATTGGGATAAGATTAATGGCACTAATAAATGGCAACAAGCCATTAATGCAGTTAAACAGAAATATCCAAAATAGATGGCTTATATCGGCAAACAACCAGTTGTAGGAAATTTTGTAAAGCTAGATGCTATTACAACATCGGCTACAGCTACATACAATTTATTAAATGGTGGAGTTGCGTATTTTCCACAAACTGCAAACAACTGTATCGTATCTTTAAATGGTGTTATTCAATCGCCAACTTCAGCTTATACAATATCAGGTTCAACAATAGTATTCTCAGATGCTTTAACATCTGCAGATTCAATAGATTTTATTTTAGTATTAGGTGATGTATTAAATATAGGTACTCCTAGCGATGCAACAGTAGGTTTTGCAAAAGTAACTTCTAATTTAATTACTGGTGCAACAGCAGAAACTTCTATTGCTGGTGGAGATAGTGTTTTAATCTATGACGATAGTGCTAGTGCATTAAGAAAAATGACTAGAACTAATTTTGTATCTGGTATTGGTGGAACTAATACTCCAAATTTTAAAGTTAGAAGAGGAACAACTGGTCAAAGTATTCCTAATGCAACATATACAAAAATACAATTTAATGATGAGGATTTTGATACAGCTTCTGCTTATGATAATTCAACAAATTACAGATTTACTGTACCTTCTGGTCAAGGTGGAAAATATTTAATAGGAACACAAGTTGGTATATCGGATGCTGGTTCAACAAGTTATCTTAGATTATATAAAAATGGAAGTGGTATTAATTATACCTATAATGATTTAGGTTCTAGTGATGGTTCATTGCAACAAACAACTATTTTAGATTTAGTAGCAACAGATTATATTGAAGTATTTTTTTTTCATGGTAGAGGAGCTAGTAGAACTGTTCAATCTGATGGTTCTACATTTTTTTATGGATTTAAACTAATAGAATAATTATGACACAACTTTCAACTAAAATAAAACTATACACAAACAAAAAAGTAGATTTCTTAAATGAAGTTAAACTTCAAGATGATGGTAATGGTGCTTACATTAAAGAATGGAATCTTGATATTCCTAAACCTACAATGGCACAATTAGATGCTTTTGAAGCACAAGCTAATGAAGTTGAAAGATTAAACCTAGTTAAAGCAAATAGAGCAAACGAATATCCTGACTTTAAAGAATACCTAGATGGTATTGTTAAAGGTGATGACGCACAAATACAAAAATATATTAATGATTGTCTAGCAGTTAAAGCTAAATATCCTAAGGAATAATATGATACCTTACACTAACGAAGAACTAGAATTTATTAACAAACCAATATAAGGAGAACACTATGTTTAATTTTAATCCGTTTAAAATTCCTTCTTATAAAGAAGTTAAAGAATCAACTGAAAAGTTATATGCTGATTCTGTTAAGTTCTTTGAAGAATGGGTTGAGGATGTTAAAAAGTATTTCAATAAAAAGTAAATGGCTAATAGATATAAAAGTTATTTTGTAGATTTAACTACTACAAACAAAACTCTTATTTATACTGTCCCTGCAAATACAACTGCAATAGTTAAAACAATTCAGTTAACAAATGAATCTGGTAACGTTAACGTTCAAGTTTATGTTACTGATACATCTGCAACTACTGAGTATGAAATAGCTCATATAACAATGGCAGCTAGATCTACTGATAACTTTGCTAAAGGTAGTATAGTTTTAGAAGCTGGTGATTTAATAAAGATTCAGGCAGCAACTGCTAATACAGTTACTGGAGTAATATCAGTTTTAGAAATTAATTTCTAATGGATGTTATTAGAATACCAAAAGAGAAAACAGAATCAGTTTGGATTTTAGTTAAAGAGTATATTAGAAATGCTTTAATATATTCTGGCAGTCATCACCATACTGACCATTACAAAGATTTAATTAAAGACGGTAAGTTACAGCTTTGGATTATTTGGGATGAGAAAAAACCTAATGTAGATGAACAATTTAATGGACTTGTTCTCTCACAAATCATACAAAGAAGCATTAAAAAAGTCTTACATTTGCCTATGGTTACAGGTAAGAATAGACAGCAATGGCAAGATTTAATTGTAAAGATAGAAAATTTTGCTATAGATCAAGGATGCGATTGCATGGAATTAATTGCAAGACCAGGTTGGCAAAAGATTCTTGATAAACATAAATACTATAGAACCCATG